TGAGGCATGGAATGAGTACACGAAAGATGTCGACTTATCGACGCTTAGAGTTGGCGGCAGGGCTACGAAAGAGTATCCTAATAAGGAAGATGCCTCCTTCTGGCAAGTCAAAGGACCAGAGTGGGTACAATCCTACATCCAATGGAGAGAGTTCAACAAGAACTGGAAGATTTGGAAGACGCCTGAAGGCGCTCTTGCGATTGAACTAGGTATTGTACCTGAGTTTGCTGGAGTACCAGTGAAGATGGTTATCGATAGAGTCTTTGATGTTGATGGTCAGTTAGTTGTCGTCGACTTGAAGACATCACAACGCACGCCTGACTCAAGCTTGCAGCTAGGGTTCTATCGTGCTGGGCTAAAGAAAATCTTTGGCATTGATGTGAACTATGGTAGCTATTGGATGGCTCGTCAATCAGGCACCTCTGAGATGGTTGACTTGACTAAGTACTCAACCGATATGATTGATTACTTCGTAGAAAAATTTGACAAAGCACGTCGTGATGGTATATTCTTACCTAACACAAACAACTGTAATCGTTGCGGACTCACTGAGTTCTGTGCGTTTACTTCGAAGAAAGAGAAACAATGAACGAAGAATGGAAACTGCAAGTCTCGTATAAGACTGGCTCTGGTGATATGATTAACATCCGTGCCAATACTGCTGATGAACTTAGCGTGTTACTTGAAGGCATCGGTGACTACTCTACGCAGATTGCTGCTACTAACAAAAAGTTAGCGCAGGCGTACACAGTACTCCCTTTATCGACTACAAGTTCCACTCCAAGCACAACGCCACCAGTCTCCTTACCACCCAGCCCAGTCTCGGAAGCATCAGGTACCGCAGCTCCAACCTGTAAGCATGGTGCAAGAATCTGGCGAAGTGGAACTAGCAAGTCAACTGGTAAACCATACGCATTCTGGGCATGTCCTACCCCACAGGGTACACCTGACCAGTGCAAGCCAGTAAACTAAATATAGGAAATCAAATGAGTCGTAGTCAGTTTGTCATGGGTTGGCTACGACTCTTATTAAAAAGGAATAAGCCTTGCGTACACTTGTCAGAAGCGTTGGTCGTCCAAGTATCGGCGGAGAACCATTGCCATCGTGCTTCAAAGCGTTTGAGTCAAACAAAATTGTCCTCAGGCGTAGCGAAGTGTCGATGTTCGCAGCAGCCCCAGGAGTAGGTAAGTCAACACTTGCCTTAGCTCTTGCGCTAAAGATGAAGGTTCCCACCCTATACATCAGCGCTGATACCAATGCACATACTATGGCTATGCGCTTAGCATCTATGATTTCGGGTAAGAATCAAACTGATGTTGAGCAATTATTGAATAGTGATTTAGGTTGGACAAGAGCGGTGCTAGCTAAGGCTAGCCACATTGTCTGGTCATTTGAATCAGCACCATCTCTACAAGATATCGATGAGGAAGTACAAGCCTTCGAAGAATTGTGGGGTTGCTCACCGCAATTGATTGTGGTAGATAACTTAATGGATGTAGCCACTGATGGTGGCGAAGAGTTCTCTTCAATGAGGGCTATCATGAAGGAGTTGAAGTATCTTGCTCGCGCTACGAACGCTGCAGTGTTGGTATTACATCACACTAGTGAGGCTGTTACGGGTTCACCATGTCAGCCTCGTAGTGCCATACAGGGTAAAGTTGCACAGCTACCTGCACTTATATGCACACTTGGTGTTGTTGGAACGAGCATGGGCGTCGCGCCTGTCAAGAATAGGTATGGTCGAGCCGATGCAGGTGGAGGACTTATGACTTGGATTGCTTTCAATCCTGAGTATATGTTTGTTGAAGATATACCAGAGAATGTTTAGGAGTTATTATGGATGATGATTATCTAGAGATACACGCAAAAGAGATGGCTTATGCAGAAGTTAAGAGAGAAGTACAGAAGTTTTTACAGAAGATTAATGATTCCAAACCGCCAGTTAGGGACGATTATACGCAGGGCGTATGCGACGGACTTGACTGGGCGACGAGAATACTAGAGAAGGATAAGAGCGCATACTAATGGCTAACCCTAATGGACGTAAAGGTGCACAGTTCGAGACCGATGTAATGCGTTGGCTTCGTGATAACAATGCTGTAGCTGAGCGTCTTACTAAGGCTGGTGCTAAAGATGAGGGCGACTTGTATGTATTCCTTCAAGGTAAGACATACATTATGGAGTTAAAGAATCGTAAAAAGCTAGACTTACCTGCCTTCTGGGACGAGGCGCAGGTTGAGGCAAAGAACTACGCGAAGGCAAGAGGGTTGGGTACGGAACCTTCTGCCTTCGTTGTAGTCAAGCGTCGTAACCATAGCGTAAAGAACGCTTGGGTTATACAGGACTTAGAGCAATGGATGAGAGAGAGACATGAATGACTTACCAAGTATTAGAGATGTGCTTATCCACTACGGTGCAGACATACGACGCAACCACGGGCAAACGAATTTGCGATGTCCTTTCCACGGAGATACGCACCAATCAGGCACAGCAAACTTGGACACCAATGTCTTCATCTGCTTTGCATGCGGAGTTCAAGGAAATAGTTTACAAATCATTTCTCAAAGAGAAGGAATTAGTGTAAGAGATGCAAAAGACTTTGCAGAAAGAATTGTTGGAACGGGCAGCGGAGAAGTACGCGGCAAACATTTATCAGGCAGAAGGCTACCTAAAAAGCAGGGGCATTCCAATAGAGATAGCACGGCTGGCGCGATTAGGCGTAGTCGTAGAGGCTGAAGTTGGACACGAAGCATATCAAGGAAGGTTGAGCATACCATATGTTACTAAGACTGGCGTTGTGGATTTACGGTTTCGTTCGCTCAATCCTGCGGTGGAGCCTAAGTATATGGGACTCACTGGAGCTGAAACTAAAATGTATAATGTTCTTGACATTGAGCGTGCAAGTAATTACATTGGTATATGTGAAGGCGAGTTGGATACTATTACTCTTAGTTCCTGTGTCGGTATTCCTTGTGTTGGTGTTCCAGGCGCTAATAGTTGGAAGAAACATTACACGAGACTCCTTGCCGATTTCGAAAGAGTCTTTGTCTTCGCGGACGGGGACCAACCAGGTAAAGAGTTTGCCAACTCACTTGCAAGAGAACTACCAGTTACTGTCGTCCAATTCCCCGACGGAGAAGATGCTAACTCGTTCTATATTTCAAACGGGGCGCAATCAATCCTCAAGAAGGCAGGATTAGTTAATGATTGAGTTTCGTCATGGTGATAAGTATAAGTGCCCTGAGTGTGGTGAGATATTAGATGATGCCTTTGAAGTGGCTGAACATATGCTTGAAGATGGAGAAGAGTTCAACCCTTCAATGATAATGCCAGGTGGTTTCCGTTTACTACTTGGTAGTCTATTGCGTGGGCTATACGATAACAAAGATGATGCTGAGTATATCAGCCAGATAACACAGTCAGCATACATAACTTTATTCACGGCAGAGTATTACCCTGAGATGATTGGGGAAACTGTTGAGGATATTATAGTAGAAAGCGTAATGGAAAACTTCGATGGAGAACTCAGTAAACTATTCAAAGATAGAGAGTGATGAGATATGGCAGATTATAGAACACCTAGCTGGTCTGGGTTACCAGATAACTGGGACAAACAAAGAAAAGGATATCCTGACGGTGACCTTAAGCGTTCCACTATTAACAAAGAAGAACTTATACGATACCCCACGCAGTTCGAAGAAGATGTAAGGATTGTATATGATGAGTTGATGTCGGTGCTGATTAAGAAGCACAAGGATTATGGTGCCAAGAATATTGCTGACGCCCCTGGCGGTGCGCTCAATGGACTTCGTGTTCGTATCCATGATAAGACTGCTCGTATCAATAACTTACTAGACTTCCAACGGAAGGCTGAGTATGAATCCCTTGAGGATTCTTTCAAGGACTTAGCTAACTATGCCATCATAGCATTACTAGTACTCAGAGATAAGTGGGATAAGTAAATGGTAAAGAACTCTTCGTTCGATTTAGACTTTGGATATGGTCGTAAGGGTGAGCAATTGGTCGAAGAGTTACTTACTGGTGGGCGCACAGTAGAAGTCAAGCGCGACAGGAAGTGGTGGATTACCAACAACTTATACATTGAAGTTGAGTGTTGGTTTAATAAGTCTAAAGCATGGGAGCCATCAGGTTTATCAGTGACTGAGGCTGCGTACTGGGCATTTGTGTTAGAGCAATCAACTGTTATAGTGCCAACTCATATCCTTAAGAAAGGTGTGTCAGAACTTGGCAGGGAAATCTCCTGCGAAGTACCACCTAATAAGTCTAAGGGTTATCTCATCACAGTTGAAGACTTACTCACAATGACACGCAAGTATAAGAATGAGAAAGAATAATGGACTGGAATAGAATCGAACGCTGGGAGTATGTAGTCACGGCAGTTGCTAGTGAGTACGCTAAGAAGTTTACTATCTGTGAGTACGAAGATATCAAGCAAGCACTATACCAATGGTTTGCTGAGCACCCTAACAAGCTGGATACTTGGGAAGCAATCGGTGAGAAGGATGCTAAGAACCTAATCTATCGTAGTCTAAGGAATGAAGCGTTGGATTATTGTCAGAGATGGAAAGCCAAGACAGTTGGCTATGATGTAAGTGATTTATATTATTATGAACCAGGATTAGTAGAGGTTCTATTGCCTACTGTGTTGATGGGCAACTTTCATATTGCGCCTAAATTAAATCTTAGTGGTGCAGGTGGCAGACCTTCAGCACCAGCGGAGGGTGGCAACATACAAGTAATGTTACTTGAAGTTGACTCAGCATATTGGAAGTTATCTAAAGAAGATAGAAAGATATTATTCTTCCGACATGCCGAGTCACTAGACTTCAAGGAGATAGCCAACTTTCTATCTCTGGGCACGGAGGACGCAGCGAGAATGCGTCACAAGCGTGCTATAAAAAGACTCGTCAATAAACTTGGTGGGCG